CAACCAGCAATTCGCCTTGAGTCATGTGTATTAAGTTATCAATAAATTCTTTCATGATTCCGGTTCCTCTTGCTCTCGACCGTTTGAAGGTAAATAGATCCCGACACTAACGGGCTTTCCGTCTTTCCCGGTAATTTCTTGCTTTTCTGTTTGCTTCAGATATTGCTTGCCAAGCCATATACACATAGTAGGGTTCCCAGCTTCAACTAATTTCCACTGTTGTCGTCTTAGGCTTGCTTTGCCCCCTTCTTTCTTTTGCCCGATATAATCCGCAAATTTAATTTTCTTTTCTTTCTTGCAGGCCCTTTGGAGGGTGTCATAGTCCATATTTAATACACTGGCTATTTCTTCACCTGTGCATTGAATCAAACAAAGCTTATCGACTGTAGGCCAATCTATAACGAATTGCTGTGCGCCTGCCCCTTTGGGATTAGTTTTAGTTTTCTTTTGTGCGCGCTTCTTTCTTCCAGGTGATTTCTTGGCTGCTTTTTTCTTAGCGACCTTTTTTTTAGCAATTTTCTTTTTTGCTTTCTTCTTTGTAACTTTCTTTTTAGTAGCCATGATACTCACCTGTAAATATGGAGCGTGAAGGTCGGAGTCGAACCGCCTAACAGCAAAGGGTGTTTACTGTTCTTCCACAAGCTCACGCTTTAAACCTTTATACATTCCCGCTTTCATTTCTGTAATAGTTGAAAACGGCAATTCTGGAACTGTTAAATTTTGTCTTGCTTCTTTATCAATAAAATATATGTACCTTATTTGAAAGCCTGGTAATGCTTTGGCCCCGTTCTTTTTCCACCATCCTGATTTTTTACCAGGATTATCATTCAATGTTTTATCCGCCACTACTGAACCATCAGGCATTAATAACATTGTAGTATTCTTTTTGACACCTGTGAGAATGAAACCGCTTGCCCTATAGATAGTTCCATCACCGCATTGTGTAGCATCTGCATAAGATATTAACCATTTGATATGCGGGTAGTGTTTTTTTATTAATCTAATGCTGACCGCTATGGCCCGGCTTTCGCTATTCTTTGGTAACTTCTCACTAAAGGCCATTCTGTTCAATTCGAGAAATTCATTCCACCCTGAATCTTTGACAAGGCCCTGGGTTTTTCGCTTATCGATTGAAGATCCGTATTGCAATACACCTTCTAACCTATCATTCCAAAATACACCAAAATGAAGTGAGCTATTATTAACGACCTTCCCGCTGTAATGGTGGGCTTTAATAAATACCCGCGCATCCTTAAAGGAAATCGGTTTGATAATTAAATCTTTTGCGCTCACTCTGATTCTCTCAAGTAGTAACTACAAATATAATGCAGGGCGTTAGCGTTTATATTTGTGTTTAATTCATAATCAAGATCATTTTCTTTTGCTTTATCAAGCGCGTCTTTTACAACATCAGCTTGATCATCGTGCAGGCTAAATGCTATTTGTTGAAACGGTTCCTTCTCACCGCTGTTCAATGTAGGGAAATCAACACCTTCAGCATTGCCAAGATAAAGTTTTAATTCATCTTCATCGAAACCAGTAAGGCTTAAATCAAAATCAAGATCATCAAGAATCGATAACTCGAGTTTTATTAACTCTGGATCATATCCCGCGTTTAGAGCTATTTTGTTGTCTGCCAGAATATAGGCTTTTGTTTGTGCTTCGGTTAAATGAGATAAATCGACGGTAGGTGCTTCGGTTTCGCCTAGCTGCAATAATGCTTCTATTCTACCGTGACCATAAACAATTACATTTTTTCTAATGCTGATCGTGGTGTTCATGCCAAATTCAAGAATAGAGTTTTTTATTTGATCGATCTGATCCTGGTCATGTACGCGCGCGTTATTCGCATAAGGAATGATTTCTGATATTTTCTTATATACGATCTTTAATTTTTTTTGTTTCATTTTTCACCCTAAAAACGCCGTTCTAGGGTGATAGTATATATTATTTGTATAGATTAGTCTTTAAATGCTTTATTCATAAATCACCTTAAATAAAAATATAACAAATAAATAAATCGAAGCGCATAAAGCCGAGCCCCTTATTAAAGCCGTTATGTGTCGCTCCACACATCAAAATTATACTTGTCGTTTACTATTACCGACCACGACATAAGATTGTTATAAACTGAACATGTCCACGCCATACAGTCAAAACGTAATACCGCTCGGCTCCATACATGACCACACCAGAAAAAACCATAACAAACAAGCCACATAACAAAACGCTTAACTACGCTCGCCTTGCTCGCAGGATTCATTTCTACATTCTCTTTGCTCATTGCTTCGTTCCTCTCATTGCTTCGTTCATCCCGCTTACCTCTGTCGTTATAAACCTAGCACCCTGTGCGCCATTGCCAATTCAGGGTTAAATATCGCAGTCCAGTTCCAGAGATCAAATATTGTCCATACGTTAGCCATTGCAATAATAAAGCAAACCAACCCGCCGATAATATAAGACAAGGTATAGCCTATATCCCAATCGCTCATACAGCCGTCTTCTTTTTTTCTTTTAATAAAATATGCCGTTATTTTCTTTGTGGCAAACCATGCTCCGTATAACGCAATAAATCCAACCAATGAATTTACTAAATTATGTATACCTGTCATCGATACAGCTGTTACCGCTTTATCAATAACATCAGGCGCATACTGTGTTGTTAGTGCGTCAAGTTTGTCTAAAATCTCTACTGTTTTTGTTTCTAAATCGCTCATAATTTATCCTCTAGTTTTGCTAGTGCTGCCAATAACTCCAATACATCAGAGTCACGATGCTCGTAATCTCCCGCTTTTTTATGAAGATTGTATTGATGTAGGTCAAAGCGCATTGTTTTCTTAGCGGCCTTGGCAATCTCCTCCAGCAACTCAATCTCTCCCTGTAGCTTTTCTATTGTAGCTTCAAGAGTTTCAACCGTATCAAAAAGCGGGTCTACTTGAGTCCCGTAATCATCTATATATCCGCGTCTATCCATAATCTTTAATCCTGTTCTAGCTGTTGATGGAAATATTCATATCGTTTTGAGTGAATCTCCATCTTCCAGGTGGTTTTCATACTTCAGATCATGCTTACTTATTAACGCTTTGAACATAGCATAAGTTTTTTTACTTCTAATTGTGTCGCTTTCTACCCGATCAGTGAAATATCTTAAAGCCTCGATAAGTTCTTTATTTTCATTTTTTAGATCTTCAAAAACCTTTTCAAAATCGATCGGCTTTATATGCTCAAACGCTAAATCAATTTTTTTATTTTCATTTTCAAGTTCTTTATTCATTACCTTCCCCCGTGATTTTCGTGAAATCCATATTTTCTTTCCGCTGATTTTCTTATACAGATAGCCTCAAACTTATCTATAAAATACCCTAGTGTTTTCAACTTCCCTTCTACACCTATAGCCGCATACCATTTCTTTATATTTTTATGCCAATAAACACCAATTAATCCTGACGTGTTTGTTTTTGGTATCTTTCTATTTTTTGAGTTTTTACAAACACTAACGGATTGAAGTTTTTTAAACCTATTATCTTTCCTATTTCCTTTTTCATGATCAATTTTATCTGGCCATTCGCCGGTTACGTAAAGCCACGCTAATCTGTGTCCCGCATATCTTTTCCCATCAATGCTGATTTTTATATATCCCTCACCGTTTACAGCGTTGGCTATGTCTCCAGGCTTAGCGTTTCCTATGCTTATAAGCCTAGTAAAAACCCCTGTATCTGGATCGTAATGAAGAACTTCTTTTAATCGTTTTTGAGTTAGGTTTTTCATGTTACTAATCGCCTTTTAGTAATCACACATTGAAGAGTGTCAGGCCGCTGTGCGTGGCGGCTTTTCGGAGTATCCCCCTAGACAAGCAGATTATAACATCAATCTTTTACATGATCTCGCTGATAATAAAGTAATTTTTGATCGTCTGGATTTGTCAGCTCGACACCCTTGTCAATATAATATCTTTGAAACTCGGTGAGAAATTCTGCCATTTGGCTAGATGTGAATTTTTCGGTGTGAACCTGAGAATCAGCATACCACCTCATTCTTTCTGGATCTTTTCCGTATAACTGAACATAAATAGCATGCAAATCAGCAAAAAACGGATCATCTCTAATAAAGATAGGAATAGCCCATAAATATTTGCTGGCTATATGCACACTTTCTTTCGATGCTTCATGCTTTCCGCCAATACCTGAGCCAACAACATCTGTATACCATCTCCACTGGAGGCCGCGCTGTCTAGCCGATTTATTTCCTGCGTTATGAATAGTCACCATTACTTTACCATCGGCAACAATATTTTTTATATGCAAGCAAGCGTTTAGCTTTACAGCTTCATTAACTAATATATAATCTTCAGCTTTCATAAAAAATAAATTCCTAGCCCTGTTAACGAAGTAATAAACCAAACATATATAACCGCTGTTGTTGCTTTGTCGTTTAAATCATAAGTTTCTTTGAATAAAATATAAGATAAAAGTGCTTTAGGTGTAAATATAATCCAAGCGATACAAAATAATGAGGTAATAGGCCAAGCCACTATAAAAATATCGTTTAATATATTCATTATTTCTTACCTTTAAAGATAACTATTGCGCTTGGGAATGGTGCGGCTGAAGGTTTACCTTTCTTATCTGGTACTGGCTCACCGTTAATTTCAAAAAAAATTCGTCCCTTTAAAAGTCTAACTTCAACATCTTTTCTCGGTTTATGTTTTGCTTCATCCCATATATAATCATGCCAGGCTTTTGTGTCCGTTCTGGAAGGAACTAAAAACACTGAAGTAATTCCATCACTCATTGCTTCAAAACCTTGTTTTAAAAATTTCTTTTGCAAGCCTCTACTGTATGGAGGGTTACACCAAACATTTTTATTTTTAATTCTTTTATTGAGTGAATAGATCCAGGGTGCGGCTAGGCTACTTGTTACGCCTAATTTACACTTTTTGTTTTCTTCAGTACAAGCCATATCCGCCACAAACTTAAATTCTTTATTTAAAGGATCGAAGATCTCTTTTGGTGTTTCGTATTCGTCGCTATTGCTTGAAAAATGAACGCTCATAATTAAGTCCTCGATTAAATATCGGTTAATTCGTTTTTGCTTTTGCTGCTTCATTCTGTGCTTTTTTTATCACCTCATGAAGCTTCACCATATCATCAGATTCAACGCTTAAAAAAACACACTTATTATAAATTCC